CGTTGATCACAGAACTCTTTGACCATTCAATTTCATATCCTTCTGCTACCTTAACCAACGCTGCCTCCAGCTTCTTGATGCGATCTGCGGCTTCGATGCACTCGTCTAGTGGCTCTTGTGCGTCCTGCGCTTCGCAGTGCAACCCACAACCAACTCGATATTCGAGCAACCGCTTCACAAGATCATCAGTCATAGTCCTTCCCCTTCTTCAAAATCAAGTTCGACCTTGATGCAGCCAGTTCTTCTTGAGACTGCCGCTTCATCCGCACTTGCTCTTGTCGCATACAAACCGCCACTAACTGTAGCGCCATAGGTATTAATCCAAACTGACACTTTGTGGCGGGGGCGAACTTCGATGAGGTCGCCACCGCCCTCACGTCCGGGAATACGCATACCATCTAATTGCCAAGTAAAAAGTTCCCACCCAGTTTCGTATTTAATTGAGCCATGAACCGGATATTTGTCTGCCCCATCCGTCGCATAGATGCGAACTTCACGACCACCGCGGGTTTGATACTTTTTGTTGATGTCGATCATTTCTTCTCCTTTTGCAATTCGAGCATGGAGTCAAAGCATTTAGCCGCTATCTTTTCAAACTCATCTTTTGTGACAGTTCCAAGCTTTGCGGCTTCATCCCATGTTTCCGGCAAACCATCGTAAAATTCTAAGACAGTCGGAAATACCTTACCCTCCCCCTTCTTAGGCGGCGCAGGCAAAGACATCCAGTGGGTTGGATGCAAGTATTCACACACACCTAAAATGCGCCAAATTTGACCACCTTCATCCCTTGGGTCTGTATCCCAATATGCCCCAACCATCATGGGATCTTCAAAGACAAGAACATCTGTCCCATCCTTTGGCGCGGTGTCGATAGGTTGCCATTCCATCATTTCTTTTCCTTTCGCGCTTCAAGCATGGCGTCGGCAAGTTCATATGCGATAGTTGGGATTTTGTGCCATGCGTATGCTTCTATTTCTGAGAGAAGCCCCGTCAATGCCGCCGCTGCAAATTGATCGCGCAGGATTTTATTATCCCAAGCATCTTCAACTTCCTTGCCGGTGAATTTCATGCTGTTGATGTTAGTCATCTCTCTTCTCCATCAGTTGCTTTAGTAGCGAAGTGCCATGAGGCTCGTACAAACTACGGATCATAACTTCTCGAAAGTTAATACCGCCTTTGATTGGAAACTTATGCTTTGCCCATCCATATTCTCCACCAACAAACCTCTTTTTGGGTTCATAACATCGACTATCCAACGCTTCATTAAGTTTTTGAAGCAGGCCCATCTTTTCTCTCCAGTGCTTGACGGGCTACGGTACGGGCAAGCTCATTGGCTCCCCATAGGCCAAGGCTCAGGATCTCGTGCAGGCCATTCTCCAGCGTCTCAATGCGTTTGGCAGCCTCCCGCATGTCCATGCCCCACAACTCGGGGCCATGTTGCTCATCAAGATCATATGCCCATTGGCGAAGACGGGTAGGCAGTTCAGTCATTGGCTTTGTCCTCCAGTGAAGGGTTGATGATCTTGTTGGCGCGTTTTACTACATCGTCAGGATGTGCTTTGTAGAGATGCAGCAGGGATATAAGCCTTTGGGCTTTGGGCAACAATTCAAATGCGGTATCATAAAGGATCTGATTGTTGCTTTCCTTCAACGCCGTTAGGAATTTGCAATACTCCTCGACGTGGATCTTCATGTTCTCAAGATCTTCCACATAAGCCAGCAAATGCGACCGGTCTTGCGTCGCAGCGATGTGCTCGGGGACTTCAAAGATCGCCTTTGTAGTGCGGATTTCTGCGTTAAGGATGCTCTTCCTGACCGGCAAACCCAGTTCGATCAGTTCCTTGCGTTTAGCTGCAAGCTTGCGCCTGCGTTCAGCAATCATGTGATTAATGCGGGTATGTTCAGCACGAATCACTCGTTCCATACGCTCGTCAAATCGCCGAGTTATGGTCCCGAATGCTTCCTCAATCTTGATCAGTGCTAGGTCCGTTTTGTTCATCTGTATCACCGGATGTTATGGTTTCGACTGTGACTACGCAGGGATACTCCCCCTTGACCCATTTGGCTACTAAATATTCGCATTTGCTGTCATCTATTATTCCGACATGAACTAGACAATCGCTTACTGCTTTGATCGTATTGTCAAGGTCACGTTTACGTTTGTCAGGACGCACAACTTCTAATGTGAGTTTGTATGATCCTTCTATCTTGCGGTTGCCTGCTTGAATTTTTGCATTCATGACGGCTGTTTTGAGCCAATCTGTATACACCTTACTCTTGTAAACCTTGCCAGAGGACGCTGCCCGCCAGAGACGATTGACGCTCGGGGGGAAAGCAAGGAGGATCTTAATCTTCATAAAGATCCGGCCTCAACCTCTGGCGGGGTATGCTGGTATCCTTAGAGACCTTGGACAAATGCCTGAACGGCACATGATCCCAGAAGGATACTGCTGCTTTCGTGACCCCGAGCTCCTTCGCCAGGGCTGTGATAGACCCGTAATGAAGGAGGACTTCGGTCAAAACACTGGTACGTTTGCGTCTCATGTTCATACCATATATGATTTTCAAAGAAAGTCAAATTGCCTGTTGACACGAATCAATCTGCGTCCTACAAAGAGTCACCCTACTACGGGAGAGCGAAATGAACCTAGTGCCTATCGAATACCAATTGGAAGAGTACGAACTGCCAGAACATCGGTTTGTAACTGGCACCCTTTATATCGAGATCGACCACATTGATGAGCTTCCATATGTGTGGGGATTCGATCTTGCTGTTCGCGACGAAACCACCGGCAGGACTGGAAGCTATGACTTCCAAGCTGATGCGAAGCGCGACGATCCTAACTGCAAGGAAATCCAGAAATTTTTCCACCGCGACCAGAAGTTGATGGATGACATATTCGACGAATGCGCCATCGAAGGCATGTGGTCATAACAAGGAACCAACCCAATGAAAGCTTCAGAGACTATCGTTGAATTAGCCACCGCCCTTGCTAAAGCTCAGGGTCAGATCGAAGATGCCACAAAGGACGGGATCAACCCTGCCTTCCGCTCCAAGTATGCAGATCTGGCCGCAGTCCGCGCTGTGATCCGTGAGCCGTTGGCGGCAAACGATTTGGCCATCATGCAGTTCCCCCGCACCCGGCCAGGGTATGCCGAGGTCGAAACCATGCTTGTCCACAAGTCTGGGGAGTTTGTGTCTGAGACGCTGGAGATCCCGGTTTCCAAGTTCGACGCACACGGCATTGGCTCTGGCATTACTTATGGCCGCCGGTATGGCCTGATGTCGATTCTTTGCTTGGCTGCCGTGGATGACGACGGCAATGCGGCTGTTGAGAAGGCCCCGGTTCAGCAGCCTGTTAAGAAGCCTGCTCCCAAGCCTGAGCGCATGGAGATCTCAAAGGACGAGGCAGACGAGGTTGCCGACATTCTGTTTGATGCCGCTTATCAGGGTACAGAGCACCTCACCAAGACGTGGCGTTCATTGGAGCAGATCCAGCGCAATGCTATTCCAGCAGATGCTGTAGCGAAACTGAAGGCAGTCGCCGCAGACGCAGATACAAAACAGAAGGATGCGAAATAATGTGTAACAGAATGAAGCCACAGCCCGAATCCAACCCGATGGCCTATGACATGACATTGCGGGATCAGTTCGCGGCATCCGCCTTGGCTGCTCTTATTGGCCGTAGTTTTTCCCAAGACGATGACATGGAGGGGGCTGTAGACCGGGCGTATCTATATGCCGACATGATGTTGTCTGCCAAAGAAGCCTTCGAAGATGGGGGTGCATAATGGAACAGAGAACATCTGCATGGTATGCAGCTCGACTCGGGAATGTTACTGCTTCACGAGTTGCCGACATCATCGCGAAGACAAAGACCGGTTACAGTACTAGCCGGGCCAACTATATGGCAGAATTGGTTTGTGAGCGTCTGACGGGAGTCGGGGGGGACTTCTATCAGAGCGCCGCAATGTTATGGGGGACAGAGAAGGAGCCTATGGCTAGGTCCGCTTACGAGGCCAGTGTGGGAGCATTGGTTGTCGAGGTCGGCTTTGTCCCCCATAACGCTATCGCGATGTCTGGCGCGTCTCCTGACGGTCTTGTCGATGATGATGGGCTCGTTGAGATCAAATGCCCCAACACATCTACACACATCGATACGATCTTGGCTGATGCCGCGCCAGCGAAATATGTCACCCAGATGCAATGGCAAATGGCCTGCACAGGCCGCAAATGGTGTGACTTTGTGTCGTTCGACCCCCGCCTTCCTGAACAGATGCAACTCTTTATTAAGAGGGTACAGCGGGACGAGGCCATGATCGGCCAACTTGAATGGGAAGTTACCTCATTCCTGAATGAGATTGAGTCTAAAATTACCCAACTGAAGGAGAAGACCAATGGCCTATGAGAAGAAAGATTTGACGTTCGCGATCTTTAAGAACAAGAACATGAAGCATGACAAGTCGCCTACCCTGGCGGGTTATGCCATCATCAATGGTACAGAATACTGGATCAACGGCTTCACCGGAACGGACAAGAACGGTGACAAGTACATCAGCGGATCTCTGAGGGCCAAGGATGCCCCGGCGGCTAATAGCCAGAAGGCATATGTTGCCGACATTGAAGAAGATTCTATCCCATTTTGAGGGTCAGCCAATGGATAGCAATCTACCACTATCTGAACAGTACCGGCTGATTGCCAAAAAATGGGTCGATGCTGATGCTGCCGCTAGCATCTTGGAAGAGACAAAGTCTGCCTATCTTTCAAGCTGCATGCTAGCTTTGGGTGACATGCCTGTAAGCCGGGCCGAAATGACCACAAAGGGGTCTAAGGACTGGAATGAGCATGTCATCTCTATCGTCGAAGCACGTAAAAAAGCCAACTTACTGAAGGTTCAGCTTGAGTACATCAGAATGAAATTCAGTGAGTGGCAATCACTTGAGGCATCCAAACGCGCAGAAATGAGGTTATAACATGGACGAGAATCAAGAAATCGCAGATAAGATCATGAAGGTTTCCGCAAAAATAGAAAAGCTGCTCAAGGACTTCCCGCCACCGGAAGCTATGGCGACAATCAACTACTGCTTTCTAAAGATGATTCTATCTGATAACCCGGGCCTGATCCCTGCGCAGGCAATGGCTGCGGTGTTCATGAACAATATCGTCAATAGTCTGCAAATGTTTTATGAGGACGTTTTAGATGACGATGAGGATGACTTGGACGAAGAAGCCCCAAGTCAAGCGTTAAAAAACTGATGAAACGGATTCGGATCACTGCCAAAATGAGGGCTGACATTTTCTTGCGGCATGAAGGCATCTGCCACATGTGCAGCATGAAAGTGTCGCCCGGCCAGGAATGGGATGTAAGTCATGAAATACCTCTTGAGGCTGGCGGTAAGGACGATGCAAGTAATTGGCTCGTTGCTCATCGCAAGTGTCACCGGGTTCATACTAGCACTGTTGATATGCCCTTGATTGCAAAGGTGAAGAGGATTCACCAGAACCACATTGGGGCGTCAAAATCCAAAACACCGCTCCCTGGCGGGAGATTCTCTAAATGGAAAAAACGTATGGACGGAACAGTTGTCCTACGAAATGAAGGTGAAAGCACATGAGATTTTTGGTCACCATGAACATGCCAAACGCAAATGGCATGGAGATTCATCAGCTTACGTTGGAATATCCCGTTGCTACACAAGCTGAACTTTGTGCCCTGTTGAACAAACAAGAGTTCATTACCTTCCGGATCTTCTACCGTAGGAAGAACCTAGATGGTGAGGTTTGGTGGCAGGATCGTGGCGACATCATTATCAACACGGCTTGGATTGGAAAGGCTCAGGAATATTTTGAGCAGGAACCCGATCAGGATCGTGACTCCAATAGAAGCCAAGCATTTGTAACCCCCCGGAGATAAAATGGAATACTCAGAGATAATGAACGATGCCTTGGTGATTGTTGGCCAGCGAAATGCTAGCTATGGCAACATCAAAATGTGCATGGATAGAGCTGCGGTGATCGCTTCGGCTATTACGGGGCTACATATCACCCCCCATGACGTTGCGCTTATCCTGCATGCTTTGAAGCTTGCTAGGCTAGGGGAGGATAGGGCCAACAAGGATCACTACGTGGATGGCATCAATTATCTTGCCTTTGCAGGGACGTTGCTGCCGGTCCCAGTTGCCGCGCCAGAAAAATAGGGGACGGGTATGTTCGAGTGCAAAGAGGTATCCGCAACCGGACAGGCCCCAATTAAATTTGATGAGCTTACTCCCCTGTCATGTCGCTTCGTTGTGGCGGGGGATAAGCCATCGGATTACTTGTTCTGTGGCATGCGAAAGAAAGTTCGATCGTATTGCCAAGAACATGCCGATAGATGCTATTATAAACTTGTCAGAAAGGATGAGGCAAATGGCGGCGTGGACAACGCTTACTCTTTCTGAGATCCTAAGTGCAACCAATGTCGGCGTCCTGCGTCATCATGAATCAATAAAAGATGGTCGAAAACCAGATCCTACCTTAGACCCCACTACAAACCTTTTGTTTATGGACATCGAAGGTGCGCTAGGGGAGCTATGCGTTGCTAAAGTGCGGGATAGGTATTTTTCTGCAACCGTCAACAACTTTAAGGATGCCGATCTTGGGAAGGATGTCCAAGTCAGGACAACAGCCAAGCATCACTATGGCTTGATTGTGCGGCCTAAAGACAATCCAAATCACTTTTACTTTTTAGTGACCGGGATGTCCCCTACCTTCTGCGTCAGAGGCTGGATGAAGGGATCTGATGCAATGCAAGACAAATACATGAATAAGCCAAACGGACGCCCACCAGCTTGGTTTGTGCCTCAAAAAGATCTAAACCAGGTAACAATCAAGATAAGGAAACTGAATGATGATGCTCCAGCTTAATCCTCCATTGCCTGTTGAGACGCCCAACGGGAAGGCCTTAGCCCATATCCTAATCGACTACGGGCCAGATCACGATCTAGTTTGGGTCTGCTTTGATGTCCGTAGCGAAGTTTGGTGCTGGCGAAATCAGGACATTCGAGCAGAAAAAAATATCACTTTTGGCCGTGTGGCTATTTGAAAATAGGATGAACTATGCGAAACTAGACAGGTCAAACAATAGTGTTTGGCTTATAAGCTGGCTGGCTCGGTGTCTGGCTGTCTTGTAGGTCTAGCTGTTGTGTGGCGTCGTAAACTACTTGCCCCAGTCTGTTCGGTCAGGCTGGGGCCTTTTTTTTAAGAGACTCGCAACCATAAAGTAGCATTATTTGGAAGCCCTGATGGGCTATTCCCGTTGTCAGCGTAGCCCATGCATTGCCAAGTTCCGCTGGGGCTTCCACCACCAATCTCCACACTTGTTGAAGAATAATATAAATTTGCTCCAGAAATTTGATCCCCCGGATATACATAAGCCCCATGTGGCGACCCAGATCCCAGCCAAGTTAAAAGTGCATATGTCCCAACAGCACCCAAAGAGGTTGGCGGGGTATATCCAGTAGCTGCCGTTGTTTGTACGGTATTATCCGGGAATTGAAAACCGCCAGACAATGAATGGACTGTTGCACTTGCAACAATTGCACCTGCTGATATATCACCGCTAGTAATAGATCCCCCATAAGTGAAGACATTTCCCGCACCGTCTATACGGAACTTAACACCAGAAGCCGTATACGCACCAAAAAAATCAAAGTTGTAAACACCAGACGCCGTTGTAGCGATATAGGCAGAACAATCATGAGCGCCAGTTGCTAGTGTAGCAGTGATGGCATTTGCCGCTGTTGACACACTAGTATTCAGTCTGGTGCCAGACGTTGAGGTCGTACCAATTCCTACATTTCCACTTCCATCAAGACGCATGCGTTCTGCACCATTGCAATAAAATATTTGGGTATTTGCATATAAATTAGTTCCAGTAGCATCAGAACCGCCCGGATTATAAAAAACACCAAAACCAGATGGCATAGATATTCCGCCGCCAGATATGTTTAACCGTGACCCTCCAATAACTGATGATGTACCGATACCAACATTAGTTCCGTCAAAAACAAAATTACTTGATCCGCCAAGGAATCCGCTGCTATTGTATTGAACTTGCGTACTGGAGCCTGCGGCTGCTGCCGGGCGCGAATCTGAGAAGTACATATTCGTACCATCAGACCAGATATTGCTGTTCACTGACCGGATAACTGTGACAGTGCTGCCACCACCGCCAGATGCGAACGTGACCATCCAAGGGCCGCCTGTAGCGTCAGTGGTGGTATTCCGAACAATCCAATTGCCACCGACACCCGAGGGGATTGTGTAGGTCACATTGTTGGACATTGCACCAGAGATGGCGATAGCCATTGGCTGGTATTGCGTCAGCGTCAATGTCACCGACGACACCCCAGTAGCATTGAGCGACGTTACCCCGCCAAAGGCCGCATCAATGTATGACCAGTCATTATTGACCGGCTGATCCCATGTATCCACATAGGAGCCATTGGCGGGTTGTATCAGGCCCTTGTTAGTGGTCGTCATGGATCAGTCCTCACAGGTACTTGTTGGCCAGCTCAAGCGCCTGGGCGACATGAGTGTCGGGGATGTTGAGAAGGCTCTCGGTGTTGCTGTTGATGTTCTTCTTGGCGCGGTCAGCGGCAGCTACCAAATTGTCAGAGATCCGGCCACCAGATTTGCGGCCTGGGCGTTGCTGATTTTTCAAGCGTTCCGTATCCACAGGGTTAAGGGCTTGAGCCCCGATTAAAGGTGCTGTTCTTTGTACCGCGCCAGCAATGCCTTGGGCCGCTTTTGATGGGGTATATTGAGGCAGGGGAGCTGCTATATTTCTAGCACCTTTGCTACTTGCAACCGTGCCAGCGGCCCCAGCCAATGCCGATTTCCACGGAATTCCGCCACTAATCGCAGATTCCAAAATGGCTGTTCCAGTTGAGGGTTGCTGCCCAGCTTTAGATGCCAAATTATCAAGCTTTTGCCCGAGGGGAACCCCTTTAGCATTAAACGCACCTAGATCGTGGAAAGCATCCATCATATCCCTAGCCCCTCCACTTCCCTTGGGGCCAAAGATCAAAGTTTTACCATCGAGTGATGGATCTGTAGGATTAGACCGGAAATACCCATCATAAAGCTTGTTAAAATTCTTGTACGTAAATTGATCATTAGGGACCATATCAGCCGCATAAGCCTTACCAACAGAAGCCCAAGCATTCGGATCATATTGGCTGACAGCTTTTTGGAGATTTGCAAGATTCTCCGTATCTTTACCGCCTTTTTTAGCCGCAGATTTGATAATATTGGAAAAAATAGTATCAGAATCTTTGAAGCCAGGGGCGTTTGCTATGGGATTTCCAGTGATGTTGAAAATGCTATCACGCTGATCATACAGATCTTTGGCCTGAGATTTGACTTGACCATAAATTTGGCCAATTTTAGTCCCGCCAACTTTAGTGGCATATGTCTGCATGTCACTATCTAATGCAGCCCTCAAGCTTTTAAGAATATTGTTGTCAATTGCACTTGCCCCAGGTGCCTGATTCCATGTGATCCTATCAGACAAAATTTTCTTTAAAGCTTGCATTTCAGAAAATGTAAGCCCACCGTTTTGAGCATTCAGAGTCAAAGCTGAATTTGCCAAATCCAAAGTAGGATTTATATTTCCCAATTTGGCTATATTGCTTTGAGCTTGTTTGATAATTTCAGATTGTAACCCCCTAATGGGGACAACCGCAGATGATTGCTCTAATGCTCTAACGGGTTGGTAAATGCTGTTCATCTGGGCTTCAAACCCAGTAGGTTTCGTTGCATCGGTTGCCCAATTTTGTACCGCGTCTCTAATCGCTGTTCCTGTAGATTTCCTGTCAGCAGTTCCGACAAAATCAGAAATTTGACCCCCAATTTCACCGAGTGTTTTTTCTGCCGCTTTTGGAACTTGCGCAAAAAAATCTGCTTTTGTCGCCAATGTTTGTAGTGGACCACCACCAACAACGCCGGACGCAAGTGATGTATTAGCTTTTGAAGCTAAATCACCAGCCTGTTGCGCAGCAGTTGGGCCTCCCGTAAGCGCCAACATAATAGGATCTTCTGCTCCAGGCGCAATTTTTGAAACAACAGACTTCACTACAGGAGCGGCTGCTCCAAGAATCATGGGGGCAACTTTAGCACCGGCAGCACCAAACGCAGCGCCAGCAGTCTTTGACATGAGATCATCACCTTCAGATGACCCCATGATGGCACCTTGGACCACGGGATTTTCTAAGGCTGTAGCAGTCCCCCGCAATGCACTGGGGGCAAGCCCGGCCCCTTCTCCAGCAATAGTGCGAAGACCAAGGCCACCAAGTCCACCAATAGTCCCTGCTGCGGCTAATTCTTCTGGCCCGGCAAATATAGCATTAGCTAAAGCTGGGACAGCAGATGCCGCCATCCCGCCGCCATATATCCAGGGATGCTGTTGCCAAGCTTGTTCATTTGCAGCTTTTTGCTTCTCTACTTCTTTAAGGTACTCTGGATTATCTCCGCCAGGCATAGACATAGTTTTTGCGGCAGCAATCAATTGAGGGGAATACCCAAGTCCAAATGCTTGGGCGGCCCCACGGCCAAAAGCTTCCAATCCACCCACATTAGGTTGACCAGTGGGAGCTGTATCAGCCAAAAATTTATCCGGGTCAAAAGAACCTTGCGTCGACGCGGTTTCAGTTAAGAATTTGTCTGGATCAAATGTTTGATCAGCCATTATCGAACTCCAAGCCTTTGAAGGATGATAGCGGATTTTGGGTCATTTGGGTGATCTTTAGCCCATTGCGCCGCAGCACTGGCATCAGGGCGTTGAGCTGCCGCTGGGGTTTGGTTCTGTGCAAGGGCCGCAGATTGGGAAGTATCAGACTTTTCCCCATAATTGGGGACAAATCCATAACTTTTCATAAGGCCTTCAAGATATTTGGGATCGGTTCCACGGGCAACAGGAATCTCTTGAAAGGCATTTTTAATGAACGGATCAGGTTTCGTAGTACTGGTCCATTCATTCAAAAACTTAGGAACTTCTGTGCCAATTCCTTTATTTGCAAAAGCCTGATCACGCGCATATGCATAGTCCATTTCGCCTAAAGTTCTGCCAATAAGAGCATATGCCGCAGCAGGTGCCATCTCTGGTTTAGGAACAGTAAGCATTTTTGCGGTAATGCCTGCCTTGGGAGCACGACCCAATTGACTATCACCAACGCCATCAATAGCTTGTGAAGTAGCAATCTTCAAAGCTTCATCATTGGGCGCGGCATTGAAGTTATCACCCAAAGAAATGCCAAATTGACGACTCCAATCTCCCAACGTAGCTTTCAAATCTGTCAAACGACCCATTGAGTTGTCGCTGTAGATTTGAGCTAATCGCGTCAACGCACGTCTTTGAGTATCATAATTTTGAATTCTAGCGGTAACGCCATCCATATAAGTTGAGGAACCTTGCACATTTGCCCTATTAATTTCTTGATTTTTGGCTTCTTGAGTTTTCACAGCATCGCGAAGATACGTATCCATGCGAGTTTGTGAGTCAAGGGCATTTTTATCTTGTTGTGCGGCCTCCGTGTCTTTGCCTTGCATTCTCAAAGTACTGGCAATAGCGCGATATTGATCAATTTGAGCTTGCATGGCGTCGGGGTCCCTATTGCCAACCAAACCAAATTGATTTTTATTTTGTTTTGCATATTCCATAAGTTGAGTAGGGGACATGTTACGCACATCATCCGAAACCCCTAAATTAGAGGTTTGTTGCGCAATTTGCGCACTGTCTGATTGCGGAAGGGGTTGACGATTTTGTTGAGGCGCTGCCGTACCGGAAACGCCAGGCCTAGAGAATTCACCCGGTTGAGTTACTGGAGATGCAACAGGCGGGATTTCTGTGCCAGGTGTTGGAATACCAAGGACTCCCCTAGGAACCTTAAGGGAGTCAGCTATACCACCCACTGCTTGCATATATTGATTGGGGGAAACAGTTTGACCAGTTGACTTATTAAAGTAAATTGTTTGTCCAGTTTTTGGATCTGCCGTCACAACAAATCTGTCTTTAACGATGTCAAGGACATTCTTTGCCATTGCAGCTTGCTGGTTTTGTTGCGCCATATATGCGCCAGTGCCGCCGAGAAGTCCTTCACCCAGTGCCCCGCCAAGGGTAGGACGCTGAGATGCCAGCATTGACCCCAAGAACCCAAGCGCCGGGACAAGGAAGCTGGACGAGGTAGCCTTATCAATCAGACCGGAACCATCAGATGTAGTGCTAGATGGTGCGCCGGGGCCAGCCATCTGCGATGCAGCAGCGCCCATGTTAGTTTTAGCCTTACCCGTGACGGGCGCATATTTGCCGTCAGGGTCAATCATAGAAGCTTCTTGGGCTCGACGCCCAGCATTTACGCCTTCATTATGATAACCCAGATTGTTAACTGCTGTGGCAATATCAGACTTATTTCCACTTTGAACTGCTTGCGCCACTGTTCCTGGCAAACGCCCATAATTGTAAGTCGTTGATGTAAGGGCATCTTGTGCGCTGGGATCAAGCTTGTTCCAAGCATCATCACCAACTGCGGCCCGAATTTGTCCTTGCGATTCCATTTTTCGCCGAGCAAGATCGCGTTGGGCATCCTCCACCGTAACCCGAGTATTTTCATCAACAGGTTTGACAGTCCCGTCCGGCAACGTAACAGTATCAGATCCAAAACCAGTTCGGAGATGGTTTACATCCCAATATGGAGTTGGTCTAAACCCTTCATGTTTTGCAATAAGCCCCATTGTAGAATCGGATTCCAAAGATGGAGCAACAGGCTTTTGATCGACCACAAGCCCCTTCGCCTCGACGGGGATACCAGTAGGCTGATCTATTGTGCCATCAACCGGGATAAGGCCAGGGGCTGCTTCGACCACATCTTGACTGATCGGCAAATCTGCGTCGCCGCCCTTCTCAAAATGTCCACGAGGAATCAATCCGCCACTGGCAAAGCCAAGCGGGGCCATCAACAGCATCTCACCGATATCACCACCAGCCATACCAGCCATAGCTCCGCCCCCTGCGGAACCAAGTCCCATCATACCAGCAGCGCCAGAGCCAAGGTCATATAGACTTTTAGCTGCCCCTAATCCTTGTGTTAGTTGCCCCAATCCGCTTTGCGGAGATCCGGGAGTTCCGCCCATTTTTGGTAGAGATAGCTGGTTAGCTTTTTGCTCGTTAATTGTTTCCTTCAACGGATCACTGGTAAGATCATAAGGATCTACGTCTCCACCAGCGGCATATCTACCGGGTACGATTAACCCGCCAGTGGCCGCAGCTGACGGTGTGTTCATCCAATCTTTAAGATCGGAAAAAACATTCTTGCCCGACATGCTGCCCTGGCCACCGATTAACCCGGCAGATGCTGGCGAATCTTTGGTTGCCGCCGTTCCCATAAGGCCAGACTTCCCAAAGTTGTAGAGACCTTGAATATCCTTGCCCGTCTGCATAGCAGTTGACATGCCAGATTGCGGAGGAGCCCTAAGCGCAGGAGCAATCA